CATCAAGTAGCAATGTAATTTATTTGGATCATAGAATTGATTCATATTTAAGAGATTATTGGCCTAATTCTAGTACAACTGGAACACCAATAATGTATAGCACTAAATTTGCATCCGATACAGGATCATCTGATGGTACAACAATTACATTAGCTCCTACTCCTAGTGCTACTTTATCTTATCAAGTGGATTTTATTGGTTTACCAGTAGGTTTAAGCTCAACTAATGCAAACACTTGGATAGATACCCACGCAACAGATGTATTATTATCTGCTGCACTTTATGAATCTAGTGCTTTTCTAAAAGCACCAGAGACATTAAAACTATATAAAGGTAAATTTGATGAAGCTGTACAATTATTTTCTCAAGAAATGGGAAGAGATTATACAGCAGAATATAACGGAGGTATTTAATATGGCTATAACTCAAGCAATGTGTACATTGTTTAAAAAAGATTTGTTACTAGGTGATCATCACTTAGATTCAGATACAATACATATCGCACTTTACACAAGTTCTGCAAGTCTTGCTGCAAGTACGGATGGGTACACAACATCTAATGAAATAACCAATGCTTCAGGTAGTGCATATAGTGCAGGGGGGTTGGCATTAAGTAGTAAGGCAGTGACAGAGAACAGTACAAGTGGAGTTTTTGATGCTGCTGATCCTGAATGGACATCTGCTTCCTTTACAGCCAGAGGTGCATTAATATATAATAAAACATTAGGAGATGCTTCATCAAATGCTAGAGGTGCAATTGCAGTTTTAGATTTTGGTGGAGATTTCACAGTTTCAGGGGGAACATTTAAAATAGTATTTCCTGCTGCAACTGCAAGCAATGCAATAGTAAGGATAGACTAATATGACCATTACCTATGTAAATGATTTAAGATTGTCTGAGATGGCTACTGGTGACAACTCTGGTACATGGGGTAATGTCACTAATACAAACTTAGAGCTAGTTGGAGATGCTCTAGGGTATGGCACTGAAGCCATAACAACAAATGCTGATACCCATGCATCAACAGTCGCAGATGGTAGTGCAGACGCAGCTAGAGCTATGTATATTAAGTACACAGGTACTTTAGATTCTGCTTGTACAATAACTATTGGTCCTAACACGATAAGTCGAGTTCATATTATTGAAAATGCAACTTCTGGTTCTCAAAATATAATTATTAGTCAAGGTTCTGGTGCAAATGTAACGATCCCCCCTGGAGATACTAAGGCTGTTTATTTAGATGGAGCAGGTTCTGGAGCAGCAGTTGTAGATGCTTTTGCCTCGTTAAATGTTGTAGATTTAAAAGTTCAAGATGATCTTCTTTTAACCTCTGATAGTGCAGTATTAAGCATTGGAGCAGACGCAGACTTAAAGATTACTCACGATGGCACTGATGGGGATTTTGAAAGTGCAGGAACTCTTACTTTTGATGTTGCAACTGACATCATCCTTGACAGTGATGCAGGAAACTGGAGATTTAAAGACAATGGCACTTCAATACTAGAGATTGGTATTATAAGTAATGGTCCTTCTTTTTATAGTTCAGTTCAAGATGCTGATATGTATTTCAGAGGTAATGATGCAGATGGTGGGGCTTTTACTGCGTTAAGCTTTGATATGTCTGATCAAGGCAGTGCAACATTTAACCATGATGTTAAAATGGGGGATCTTTGCTACTTACTATTAGGTGCAGGTAATGACTTAGAGTTAGTTAGTGATGGAACAAATGGGGAGATTGCTTGTGCAAATGGTAATCTTACTTTAGACGTTTCTGGATCAGTTATAATTGATACTGGTGGTGATCTTGTTACAAGTACATCTGGTGGAACTAGCAATATTCGTTTTGGAGTAGACGCAGGATCAGCACTTACTTCTGGAAGTGACAATGTTGCAATAGGTAGTAATGCATTAGATGCAGAAGATGCAGGTAGTAGAAGTATAGCTATTGGTAAAGATGCACTTGGAGCATATAATACAGATGGTAATACTTATAATATAGCTATTGGTTATAGTGCTGCTTCTTCACTTAATGGAGGAACTTTAAATGTTATAATGGGTGCTTTTGCAGGTGGTGCACTTACTACAGGTGAAAAACACGTTGCTATTGGATATTCTGCGTTTAGTTCTGCAGATGTTGATGATGGTGCTGTAGCGATTGGATATGAAGCTTTAAGATATAATAATACTACTGATACTCAAAATCATTTTAATGTTGCTGTAGGTTATCAAGCAGGTAGAGGAAACTCTGATATTGGCAATTATGCAGGTGGTTTTTATAATACTTATGTTGGCTCTCAGGCAGGATATTCAACTAGTAAAGCAGCTCTTAACGTAGCTATTGGTCTTGGGGCATTATTTAGTAATACAGTAGGCAATAGCAGTACTGCTGTTGGATACGGAGCTTTGAATGCTCAAGACCCTGCAGGAGATCATACAGCAAGTAATGTTGATATGTTTAATACAGCACTTGGTTATGAGGCAGGTGTAGCAATTACAACAGGAATACAAAACACAATTATAGGTGCTAAAGCAGGAGATGCAACAACTGATGCAGATTTTAATGTAGCAGTTGGTTATAATGCTTTAAGTGTTAATGTTTTAGGAAGTAAATCTACAGCAGTAGGTCATAACGCCCTTCTTTTTCAAAGACCTTATTCTGGTGGTGCTGACCAAGCTTTAGATATGCACAACACAGCAATAGGTTATGGAGCAGGAGGCCAAATAACAACAGGCCAATATAACACAATAGTAGGTTCTGATGCAGGTGATGCTCTTAATACAGGGTCTTCTAATGTAGCAATCGGTTATAATGCTTTATCAACAGAATCATCAGGAGGAAATTGCGTAGCCGTAGGGTCAAGCGCATTAGCAACTCAAAATGTTGATGGTGGTGCGAATGTGATGAACACAGGAGTAGGTGCTCAATCAGGCTTTGCTGTGACATCAGGCATTCGTAACACTTTTATTGGTGCTTATGCAGGAGATGCTACAGATGATGGAGCGCAATGTGTTGCTGTAGGTTCTGAAGCATTAAGTGCTAACTGTGGAAATAATAATACAGCCGTTGGAGACACAGCAGGAATAGCGATTACAGGATATAGTAATACTGTAATAGGACAAGCTGCTGGAGATGCTATTGTAGGTGGCAATTTTAATACTTGTGTGGGGCAGGATTCAGGAGGAGCTATTAATAGTGGTACAGGAAATACCACTGTTGGAGCAACAGGTGGCAACAATGTTACTACAGGAGATTCAAATATCTTGATTGGATATGCTTCTGTATTTTCTGCAGTTGACATGGATGCAGAGTTTGTAATAGGAGCAGGAGTCACAGGTAGTGGAGGTAGCACTGTTACCATAGGTTCAGGTGCAGGTAAAATCTATCTTAATTTTACTAGTACTGGCACTTGGTCGCAAACTTCTGATGAGCGATTAAAAGATAACATTCAGCCTGATACTCTTGGGTTGTCTTTTATCAACCGACTAAATCCTGTAACTTATAAATGGAAACCAAGCCCAGAAATTGATAAAAGTCTACCTTACTATAAAGAAACTAACGAAAGAAACACTGATGTAACCATGCATGGTTTGGTTGCCCAAGAAGTTAAGACAGCTTTGGATGCTGAAAGTTGTGCAACTTTTGCAGGTTGGGAAGAAGGGATAGATGGTGTTCAAACAATTAGTAGAGAGCAGTTTGTTTCTCCATTAATTAAAGCAATACAAGAATTATCAGCTAAAGTAACGTCATTAGAAGCTGAAGTGACTAAGTTAAAAGGAGCATAATATGGCAGAAGAAAGAACAGCAGAAACAATAGCAAAGGCACACAAAGCTTGTCTTGATGGAGCAAATGTTATTAATTCTGTGATTGCTACCCATGCTAAAGGCAGTGACGCTACTTACGAAGACTTTGCACATGATATGACCCACGACCAAAAGAAAGAAAGAGTAACTCGCAGTGTAGGCTATCTTAAAAAACAAAAAACTTTTACTGATTGGACTGACGAAGATTTTACAGTCATAGATAAAGCTATAGCTGACGCAGAAGCATTTATAGGAGATTAAAATGACAGATGAAAATGTAATAAATATAGATGGCAAAGGTTATAAAGAAGCTGACCTTAATAATAAACAAAAATATCTTATAGCCCAATTAAAAGACCTTGGTGTTAAAGCAGGAAAGTTACGAGTTGATTTAGACCAAGTTCAAAGGGCATCCGATAGTTTTCAAAAAGATTTATTAGATTCTTTTAAAGAGAAGTCGGAAGAAATGACAGGAACATAATGGCTAAAAGTTTAACTGGAGTTTCTGCTGAAGTTGCAGAGATCGACAAACGAGTTGTTGTTCTGGAGACTGAGATTCATATTCAGTTTAAGGACTTGTACAATCGTATTAAGCGTATTGAAGCTTGGGCAGTTGGGTCTGCTACTTCAATTATTCTTTTACTGTTAGCTATTTTATATAGGATGTAAGATGAAATATATGAAAGATATTACAGTAATGATATTGGCAATTGGTTTGATGGGGTTGTTGGGATTAATTG